GGCCGCTATTGAAAACTGGCTAGACCGTTCTGACCTGAGCGCACGGGTTCCTGAATTCATTGCACTTGCAGAAGCGCAAATGAATCGTGATCTTCGCATTCGGATCATGGAGGGCCGTTACACTGCGAGCACGGTCAAGGCGCAGCGCATCTATGCGTTGCCAACCGACTACCGCCAGATGCGTTCATTGCGTATCAACTTAGATCCAATCGTTGCATTGGTCTACCTGACGCCGCAGAACATGAACCAGGTCTGGGCAGGATCTTCTACTGGAACGCCGAAGGCATACACGATTGTCGGCAACGACATCCGTCTTGGGCCTGCCCCTGGTTCCGTTATGGAAATGGAGATCAATTATTACCGTGCTGTGCCGGCACTGTCTGGGACAAATACGACGACCACAATGCTGACCCAGAACCCGGACATCTATTTATACGGTGCATTGATGGCGGCTGAACCCTTCCTGATGAACGATGAACGTCTAGTACTGTGGGGCGGTCTGTTTGATAGGGCTGTCAGGGCATTGCAGGATCAGGATGCAAAGGATCGCGCCAGCGGCTCTGAACTGACAATCCGCAATCTCGGATTGCAATGAATTGGTCCCAGGCGTCGCCGTTGCCGTGGAGCGGCATTGCTACACAATGGAATACAGCGGCTAAAGCAAATTCTGTTTCGGTCGCGGCTACAGTTGCTGGCAGCTCGACAACCCGAGTTGTAAAAGCCGAGTCAATTTCAATGGCAGCGACGGTTGCTGATTCGGCGACCAATGCGCACACGATGCTTGAATCAGTATCGGTTGCGCATACCGCCGCAGTAACCAGTGTTGGTGGTTTTGTCTTCTCGGACAGTATCAGCCTGGCAGCTACAGCAGACGCTACGCTGTCGCATGACGCTACGTTGGTGAATTCAATCTCGCTGGCAGCAACAGCGAATGCGATTACAAATCTGAATTACCCAGTGAGCATCACGCTCGCGTCGGAGCATAGCGTTTTCCCTGGCGAGTTTTATCTGAACTCAATTAGTTTCGCAACGACGCAAGGTATGTCTATGGCTGACAGTTTTCTCTGGAACCCAGTCGATGAAGCATCTACGACCTGGACGAAAGTGGAATATCCAAATTGATCAATCTGAATAACTCTTTCAAAGCACATGGGGGCTTAAAAATGGACGAACGAAAGGCGATGAATTTACGCCTGAAAAACAAATGGGAGATCGTTTGCAAAGGTGCAGATGGCCTTACAAAGTGGCGTGAGATTCACGACAATCTGATCGTCAATGTGGGCCTTCAAGATTTGCTGACGAAGTATCTCCAAGGCAGCTCATACACTGCCGCCTGGTATGTCGGAATCAAGGAAGCCGGAACAGCGGTGGCGGCTGACACAATGGCTTCACACTCAAGCTGGGTGGAGAACGTTGACTACACAGAATCGGTACGACAGACGCTGACCTTGGGTACAGCAACAACCGCTGATCCGAGTTCGGTTGACAACAGTTCAAACAAGGCGACCTTTTCAATCAATGACACAGCGACGATAGCTGGCGCCTTTATGGTGACTGACTCGACCAAGTCTGGAACCTCTGGCACGCTTTATGGCGTTGTTGATTTTGGCTCGACTCGTAGCGTTATCTCTGGCGACACGCTCGAAATCACGGTGACACTGACCTCTGGTAACTGATTATGACCGTTGAATCAGCCTCTTATATCAGCGAACTCAATGCCTCTTATCCGGCAGATGCTGATGACATAAAGGAAGGCGGCGGACCGACAAATGCGCCTGGCAGCGCCCCTGGTCATATCAACATGATGAAGACGGTTCTGAAGACGCAGTTCAGCGGTCTTGCTGGAACGACCGCTGTAACTGCTTCTGAGGCCGAGCTTAATCTGTTGGATGGTGTTTCCTCGTTGGTGTCTTTGGGAACTGCTCAGGAGTGGACCGCACAACAGAATTTCAATAACACTGCACTTACCTTTGACGCAACACAGGATTGGGCGCTCACAGCTAACCAGGTTGCCACCCTTACACTGATTGATAACACGACATTTGATGCACCCACCCAGATGGTTGATGGTGCTTTCTACTCTTTGATCATTATTCAAGACGGCACAGGATCAAGAACAGCGTCATGGAATACCGTGTTCAAGTGGGCGGGGGGCACTGCTCCAACTCTAACAACCACGGCGAGTGCTAAAGATGTGTTCGTGTGGAGAAGTGACGGCACAAATATGTATGAAGTCGGCAGACAGTTGAACGTAAGTTAAATGTCAAATCTTGTTTTAGGTGCCGGTGGCGCAGCAGCAGAAGCCTACACTATCGACCAGTCGTTGCGGTTTGATGATGGTGATTCTGCTTATTTAAGTAGAAGTCTTGGTACTGCATCTGATCGAACACGATGGACTTGTTCCTTTTGGCTAAAGGAAGGAAATATAGGAACTGATGATGATGTTATTTCAGCAAAAGGCGGTGGTAGCTCTGGGGAGAATGGTGGGCATATTCGTATTGAATCTACTGGTCCTTACATAAAGGTTCAAGAATACGATTCAGCGGGAAATGGATGGGATATTCAGGCGCTTGATAGTTTAAGGGATCCAGGCAGTTGGTATCATTTTGTAGTTATCTATGACTCTAATTTAGCGGAATCTAGTCGTTTAAGGTTTTATAAAAACGGGACGGAGATGAGCAAATCCGGCTCATATACTACATCTGCTGAAAATAGTGAATTAAATCGTTCTGATGGAACGATGAATATTGGTCGAGATCAAGGTGTTATCACAACCGGCCATTATCTTGATGGCTACCTCGCTGAGTTTCATTTTATAGATGGCCAAGCAAAGGCTGCTTCAGACTTCGGCGAAACCGATTCCACGACCAACCAATGGAAGCCTATAGAGTACGACGGAACCTACGGAACCAACGGCTTCTACCAGAAGTACGCAAGTACGGAACTGGCGAATAGCTTTACAGGGAGTGCCTTTGAGGGTGGTTATACGTTATCAACCACAAACTATTTTGGTGATGATTCTGATGGCGCATTAAGTACTACTGGTAATGTTACATACACCGTTCTTAATACGGATGGTTCTTATGACGGTGATATGGTTGTTAGAGATTATACCGACCTGACTATAAATGCAGGCCATACTATTACAGTCGATCAACCATGCAGAGGAATGCTCATATATGTAAGTGGTGACTGTGTTATTAACGGTACGCTGTCTATGACAGCAAAAGGTGGTTTATCTGATCCTACTGTATCTGGTGGTTCAGATTCTTCAGCGGTTTCCTCCGGTGGTTTGCAGCTTCCAATGGTCACAAGTGAAAGTGTCACATTAGCTGCCGCTGATTTTTCTGGCGCGGGTGATGCCGCAGTTGATGCTGTATCGAATGCCACATCTTCTGGTACAGGTACTATCTTCAAGATTGCCAAGTTAGGTGGAGCAGGTGGTGCCGCTATAGCTGTATCAATGGGTGGTGATGGGCAAAACCGAGATGGTTATTCAGGTGTAAATGGAGCTACCAAAGCAACGACCATATCGACTGGAGGTGGTGGCGGTGGAGGCATAGCTTTTGGTGCTTCTGGTTCAGGTACTTGTACTAGCGGATCAGGTGGAGATGGAGGAGCATTTTCTGGTGGCGCGGGTGGTGGTGGTTGTTCGGCCAAGATTGGCTCGCTAACCGCAGGGTCTGGAGGAGATTACGGCGGCGCAGGTGGCGCAGGCGTAAGATATGATGATGCTGCTGCGGGTGGTTCGGGCAATCCGGTAGGAGCAGGAATACCAACGTCTGGTAGTTACTATGCTGCCGCCGCTACAGCGGGAGTTGGCGGAATAATCTGGCTAGTCGTAAAAGGAGACCTTACTATTGGTGCGGCAGGAAAAATAGAAGCCGCGGGTTCTAGAGGTGGTTATATAGTTGTTGCACAAACAGCAGATGGTGCCAGTTCTGGTGGGGGTGCCATAATGGTTCTACATGGTGGAACCTTTACCAACAACGGAACTATTGATACAGCCAGTCCAGAGACCAGCACCAATGTAGGGAAAGGAGGCAAAGGCGGTGATGGTGGTGTTCTTGTATTCCCACATGACTTTAACTCTGGGCATGTTATAGATGGGAAAGGCGACGCTGCTAATACTCGCGCAATCAAAAAGGTTGGCGATAGTTCTATACATTTTGATGGGACTGGTGACTATTTAGAAATTCCGATCTCATATAAGAGTAATGAATTCAACTTTGGTGGTAATGAATTTACGATAGAGTGTTGGGTGTATTTGGATACCGTTCCAACAACAGGAAATACCTATGGGTTGTTAAACAATTTAACATCAAGTGGTTCTGCTGTTGGAGGGTCTGGATGGCAATTAGATGTAGAAAATGACGGTGGTACTACATACTTACGTTGGCAGTTCTGGACCGCTACAGATGGGATATATCCTGCAACTCCAGTAAGTAAGACTGGGCATCAGACTTGGTCTCCTTCAGCGGATACTTGGTATCACATAGCGGTAGTAAGAGATGGAGATGATTTTGAGTTATTTGTAGACGGCACCTCTATAGGAAGCACAGAACTTGCTTTTGATATAGGCCGTTTTTATGGCACCAATGGATTATGGATTGGTTGTACTAGAAGCAACTCTTATGTTGCACAACAGCTTCTGGATGGTTACATGGATGAAATTCGTATCTCCGACTCAGCAAGATACACTGGTTCTTTCACCCCATCAACCACAGAATTCAGTTGGGATGCGAACACACTACTCCTGATCCACTCTAACTGGGGTGGTGGTCTTGGCGCAGACTCAAGCGGAAACGACAACGACTTCACTGCTACCAACCTTGTCGCTACTGACCAGATGGAGGACAGCCCTACAAACAACTTTGCGACAATCAATCCTTTGTGGTTCAGAACCAGTTATGCGACAACGAAATCAGAAGGGAACTTACAATCCACTCCTGCAAGCACTCACCAAACTCCGTCTATGGCAACAATTGGTGGATTGACAAGCGGGAAATGGTACTTTGAACATTATATAAAATCTTTATACGGTGGCGCGGTCGGCATTGTCGAAGCAAGTCCGCCGATGTCTTATATTGAAAGCGAAACTAGCGTAACGAGCAGACTTATGAGGTATGATGGTGATAAGACATCAAATGGTGCCGCAGCAGTAACTTATGGTAGTGCTTGGACTGCGGGGGATATTATTGGCGTTGCATTAAATATTACCGATGGTGAATTAACTTATTATATAAACAATTCATCTGAAGGAGTTGCTTATACTGATATTGCCTCTGGTATACCTTCTGATGGTTGGACATTTTGTATGAGTCAATTAAACACAGCCAGTACGGTG